GGCCTGATGGGCACGTTTGAAGTCAACACGGCGGCGACGGTGAGCGCGGGCGATGCCGTGGGGTGCGCCGGAGTGATTGGACGCATCGGCGGCGCCACCATCACCGTTGGAGCCACGGGCGTGTTGGGTGGCGTGCTGTCCGTGAACATTGCCACAACCGTATCCGTGACGAGTGGTGGAGTGTTTGCTGCGTTCGTCTGTCGCAAGGCTGGCACTGGCATTACCTGGGCTGAGGCACTGCATATCGAGGATGCGCTGGTGGCGCTGCGATTCAAGGATGCGTCTGACACCTACGCACACGCGGTCAAGGTGGTTGCGGCGGAACCGGCTGGGAATACCAGTCACGCCATCGCCGTGATGATCGGGACCACGCCGGGTTACATCCCAGTCTATGCGGCCGAGACGTTCTAGTTGGTCCGTCTCTGTAAAGGGAAAGCATGACCCTGGCGGTGATGTTCAGTTCGCGTGAGGCGTGGGCACGGTTGGCAGCCCTGCGAATGCCTCCGCACACGGCCTATCGGTTGATGAAGTACGCCAAGCTGGTCCAGGCCGAGTATGACGTGATCGAGCAACAGCGGGGCAAGCTGATTCGTGAGGCTGCTGGCGTTAAGGATGGCGAAGACGTGACCTTGAAACCAGACACGCCGGAATACGCCGTGTTTGTCTCCGAGTTCATGGCGATGCTTGAGACGGACTCAGACCTCAAGCCGTTTGATATGAAGCTCGCGGCACTGCTCGACGTGCTCGGGAAGGATCAGGGAAACACCCTGTCGGCGCAAGACCTCGGACAACTCGAACCGTTCTTCCCAGAGGGATGATGACCGATGTCGCTTTCGTTGGTCACGGGTCCGGCGACAGAGCCGCTCACAATCAGCGAGGTACGCGCTCATCTTCGTCTCAGTTCGTCTGCCGGTGAGCCCGCGCCTGGGGTGATCACCGTGGCGTTGTCGGCCGTGGCGGGACTGGTCACGGCCGGTGCGCATCGGTATCGTGCCACGTTTGTGACCGCTGACGGCGAGACGGACGGGGGCACGATCTCGGCCTCTGTCACGACCATTCTGGCGACTCACGGCAAGGTGTCGCTGTCGGCGATTCCGCTGGGCGGATCGGCGGTCACGTCTCGCAAGATTTACCGTACGGCGGCGGACGGGTCGACCTACCTTCTGCTCGCCACGCTGGCCGATAACACCACCACGACGTATACGGACAACATCGCGGACGGGAGTCTCGGCGCGGCGGTCCCGTCCACGAACACGACCGCTGATCCTGAGTTGACGTCCTGGCTGACGGCCGCGCGCGAGCACGCCGAGACGTTCACCCATCGGGCGCTGATCACGCAGACGTGGCAGCTCAAGCTTGATGACTTTCCTGTCGGGCCGATTGTGCTGCCGAAGCCGCCGCTGATCTCAACGACGACGGCGACGGGCCTAGTCATCACGTATACCGACACGGCTGGAGCCGCTCAAACGTGGTCAGAGGCGTTGTACTCCGTGTCTGCGCCGGCTGGGGCGTGGGCTGGTCCTGGCCAGATTGAACCGATCTACGGGGAGAGCTACCCCTCGACGCAGGACATCCCGAACGCGGTGACGGTGCAGTTCATTGCTGGATACGGGGCGGCGGCGGCGGTGCCGGCTGGGATCAAGGCCGGGATGAAGCTGCTGATCGGCCACTGGCACGAGCATCGGCAAGCGGTCACGCCGGTCAGCATGAGCGAATTGCCGCAAGGGGTTGCGGCGCTCTGGTGGCCGTTTAAGGCGTTCTGATGGACATCGGGAGTCTACGGCATCAGGTGCGGCTCGAAACGCCGACGGTCGCGGCGGACGGCGAGGGCGGCTATACGACGACCTGGGCGCTGCTCGGCGTGGTCTATGCGGCGATTGAACCCGCGACGCAGCGCAGCCTTGAGCGGCTGGTGGCGAACGCGGTCAGCTCGGACGCGAGTCATGTCGTGACGGTGCGCTATATCGACGGAGTGACGACGAAAACGCGGGTGTTGTTTCTCGGGCGCGTGCTGAGTGTGGTCGGGATTCAGAACATCGAAGAGCGGAACGAGATTCTACGGTTGGCGTGTACGGAGCAGGTGAGCTGATGCCGAACCGGGTGACGTGGGAAGGGCTGGCGGAATTCAAGGCGGATCTCAGGAATCTGCCGGCCCATCTGCGTGACGAAGCGGACGGCATCGTGGCGAATGCGGCGAACACCTCAAGCCGAGAAGTCGTGGATAAGTATCCGACCGTGACGGGCAATCTCAAAGATGGCGTCAAAGTTAGGAAAGACGAAGCCGGGACTTTCGG